AGCCAGGGCGGTGATGAGAATCACGCCCACGAACACAGCCACGATGGAGACGCTGATCACCACCATACCCACGCGGATCGTGCAGACGAACCGGATATTTTGCGCTCGATGCCTGCTGAATTGCAACTGTACGCGCCGATCATTCGCATTGACCGCGAGAAGCGCGAAGTTGTTGTCAGAGCAACGTCGGAGGCATTAGATACATACGGAACGGTCTTTGACTATGAAGCCAGTAAAGAGGCATTCAGCAAATGGCGTGGCAACATCCGCGAGATGCACGATTCGACCAAAGCCGTAGGGCGCGCTGTGCAATGGATACCGAATGACCAGGAACGCGCTATTGACGTGACCTTGCGGGTCTCACGCGGCGCGGAGGACACCTGGCAGAAGGTTCTCGATGGAACGCTCGCTGGCGCAAGTATCGGCGCAAAAAAGGGTATTTGGGAAAAGCGCGCAATCAATGGAAAAGAAGTGCCTGTGCTGGCGGGATACAATCTCGTTGAACTCAGCCTCGTTGATAATCCTTCCAATCCTGACGCTAACATCATGATCGTGCGCGCTGACGGCGTGGCAACCGAAATTATCGATGATACGCCCGATGAATCTCAACAAAACTCGCAACCAACGGACACCCGCGCTGGCAAGGCGATCAGCGCCGCCACGGCTGGCAAGGCGCATCAATCGATGATACATTCGCTCCAAGCCGCCAAAACCAGCGCGGACATGTGCAATTGCCCGGCCTGTCAGGCGGTAAGCCTCGCGCTCGATCCCGATCAGGACGGCGACATCGATATCGTGCCTGAACTGGACACGGACAGCGACCAGGGCGGCGCTGGCGACGTAGAAGCGTCGCTCAAGCCCACGATTGTACGCATCATTGAACAGGCATTACAACCCACCGTGCAACGCTACGGCGCGATAGCCGCGCTGCTTGCACAAAATAATACAGCACCCGATATCACCCGACGCCTGGATGAAGTCGCAGGCTTGAAATCCGAGTTGACTGAGGTACGCTCCGCACTGGCGAAGGTACAGGAGACAACCGAGAGCTATGCAAACCGCGCTCAGAGCGGCGGCCCCGTGGTGAATACCGGCAATATGCGCGGCGCAGCGCCAGCGCCGATGCAGCCGCAGCAACTGGCTGCGCAGTACGCCCCGTTTGTGGAATTGCTCATCAAACAGGGCATTATTCAAGACCACAACGCTCAAATAGAAGCGAATCTTCTTGTGCAGAAGATCGCTAATGGAGGTTAATTACATGGCAGTATCCGCCACAGATTTCGAAAAGCGCGTCGCTGAACTCGAAAAGGCGATGGCCGCAAAGTCCGGCCAGCCTGACGCGATCATGCGCAGCACCAATGCCTATGGCATACCGGACGATCAGTTGACGCTCAATAAGCACCGGCCAGGAACGATGCTGGAAACGCCTGACACCGTGCGCTCCAGCGGCGCGGTGATCAGCCGCGATCAGATCTCATCGTTCCTCAGCAAGCTCAATGCTGACACCGTTGCGCAGACAGAGGCCAGCATTAAGCGTGCGATCAGCACCAGCACCGGCTTTACGCCCTACGTGCTGGAAACACCGTCTATCCGCATCTTCCCCACGGAATGCGCCTTCTCACAAATGATTGCGCGTGTCGTGGGCAAGGGAACCGACATCGAACACTGGAAGAGCGTGCTGAGCCTGTTCTACTATGGCGGCGTAAATGCCGGCCCGTTCGGTCAGAGCGGCCTCGGCGGTTCTACTGATGGGCAGACCTCGATGGTCACACCGGCCTACGACATCCAATCGTATCAGAGTAGCTATCAGACGATCTGGCAGCCTCAGACACAAACCTTTCAATCGCAGTGGCGTTCACGCGCATTGGAAGGCGACCTCATGGCGCGTGCCAAACTGGATACGCTCTATGCGCTCAAATTGCAGGAAGAGAACTGGCTGATCAACGGCGCAAGTTCGCTGCATGTACCGCCCGCAGTGCTGGCAACGGCCAGCGCATCAGGCGGCTCGCTTGCGACGGCCACCTATTGGATACAGGTCGCAGCCGTTAGCAGCAATGGCGAAACGACACCATCGGCCATCATATCCGTGGCTGTCACCGGCGCAACCGGATCGATTGCCCTCACCTTCCAGGGCCAGCCATTCGCCACCAGCTACAACGTCTACATTGGTACAGGTGGCACGCAACCGACCAATGCCAACATGTTCATCTGTGTGGCCGCCGACTTTGTATCCGGCGCGACGCCGACACAACCTACCGATTATGTCGGCAACATGAGCATCACCACGACGCTCAAGGTTGCGCCAACGACTGGCGCGAATCCGCCTTCCACAAACGGCGCGGTGGTTTCAACAAACCTGTTCAACGGCGCGATCGCGCTGTGCTATGCCAACCCGAACGCGCTGTCAGCCCCGTCCGTTGGTGAGCAGGGTATGTCCAGCGTGATCATCCAACCCGCCGCGAGTACCGGCCTGCTAGCCTTGACCGACCTGTTTAAGCTCTTCCGCTTGATGTACGGCCAGGCGCGCGCGAATCCAACGCACTTGTTTGTCAGCCCCATCGAAGGTGAGACGCTGGCGCAGTTGATCGGCAATGCCTCCAACTTCCGCGTCATGACCAGCCCGACAAAAGGCAATGTGGACAAGCTGGTCTATGGGCAGTCCGTTGGTTCGATCCTCAACCCTGTGACCCAGACGTATGTGGAGGTTGTGACGCTGCCATTCCTGCCTCAAGGTCAAATCCTGGCCGGTTCGTTCAGCGTGCCGTTCCCGTTGCCAAGCGGCGTGCAAGATCCGCCGTTCAGAGTGAGCGTCAACCAGGATTACACGTATGTTGAGTATCCGCCAACCATTCAGAATCCTCAGCAATGGGGCTGGGCATATCTCGTGGATGAAGTCCTGATAAATCAGTGGCAAGGTGGCTGGGGCCTCTTAAGTGGGATTGTACCGCCAAGTGTCTACTAGTCCTAGTTTATAGGACATTGACGCTGGAACGTTTATATGCTATACTGCTCATGTGGAAGAGTTATTGAAAGGTAAGGAAAACACATGAGCAGACCAAAAAGTGACCTGAGTGTTTCAGGGATTTACGAGATTGTGAACATGCAAGTAGGCAAGCGGTACATTGGAAGCGCAGTCAATATCGCAGCGCGGTGGAGAAAGCATCTTTACCAGTTGCGTCAAGGCAAGCATCACGCTGCCTACTTGCAGCGTTCCTTCAAAACGTATGGCGAAGATGCATTCGAGGTACATATGCTAGAGGCAGTGTTAGATAGAGAACGGCTCATCGAACGAGAGCAATACTGGATCAATGCCCTTTTGCCTGAGTACAACAGCAACCCTACGGCTGGCAGTCGCCTCGGATCAAAAGTGTCCGAGACCACGAAGGCCACGTTACGCGAATACAATCTCAGGCCAGAGGTAATAGCCAAGAAAAAAGCTGAGTTGGCTGGACATCCTGTAGCACCTGAAACGATTGAGAAAATCAAAGCGGCGCGGGCAAAGCAGGTCACATCAGAGGCACAAAAAGCGGCATTGCTTGCATCGGCAAAGCGCACGAAAGCCGAAGGTCGTACCAGTCCTGGCAATATCGGTAGACAGCTTTCTAGCGAACATAAAGCGAAGATCGCAGCATCTCATCAGGGAATGACCGCATCGCCAGAGGCTAGAGAGAAAATGCGTATCGCTAAACTTGGCAGAAAGAGGAAATAGTATGGCACAACAGAATCAGCCTACTCGCGTGGCCGCGCCGAAGTCGATAGCGGGATTGCAAGCGCGGTCACTGGCGGCGCGCGACACGAACGACGAACTCTATCCGACGCGGCTGGTCGTCACAGGCGGCGACGACACGGTGATCTACCATGTCGATTTGCCGCTCAGTGTGTTGGTTGCACTACTCGATCCGGCTGTGCCTGACGGCTTCATCAAGATCGCTGTGCAATCAACCTCAATTACCTTGCCCATTGGCGGGAGGAATCGCTTTCTGCATACGAGCGCGATCCGCGAGGTCTGCTTTGATAAGGACTTGCCAGACGGCGCACTAGGAGGCGTTGCAGGATAATGAACTGGTATGGATGGTTGTTTACCAGCATCAACATCATTGAAATGGTGTTCTTAACCTGGTATTGCTTTCGAGTTGTGCCAAAGAAATTCAGGAGGGGCTAAATGCCAAACCTGTACATCACGCCAATCGAATACACCAAAGCGCCAACGGGGCAAGAAACGGCCTCGCTGATCGGCAATCTCTTGCGCGTGGGTACAGGCGGCGTCGTTCAGGGCGCAACGACGTTGCCGGTGACTCCGAACACAACGGTTGCGCTGAGCGAGTACGACAATCTCTATCTGTTCGATGGATCGAGCAGTGAGATTGTTCAGGTCACAGCGAACACCAGCGTAAACGCTTCTAGCGTGCCGATATCGGCTACACAGTTCGCTCACAGCGCGGGTGTGATTGTCCTGAGCGATGGCGTCTCAGGCAGTCTTGGGGAGGCGCTGGTTGAGGGATCGGCGCATCTTGAACGGCATACCGAACAGCCCTTGCTTGCAACGACGTACACGAATGAAACGCTCCGCTTACGCACGATGGAAGCGGCGATCACCTCTGATGGCAGTCTGCATTTCCGCACAAGGCAATGGCCGATCACCGCCGTAAGCGGCCTCTCCATCCTGCTATCGGCTGGCAAAACGCTCACACTCGACGCAACGCAATGCATCATCAGCGCGCGGGCGCAAAGCGTGGATGTGCCGATCATCTCAACAACAAGCGGCGGGATGAATCTCATGGGCGCGCTACCGCCGCTCACTCAGTTAGATCAGGCGTGGCTACAGGTCACGTACACAGCCGGTTACGCTTTTAGCGCGTTGCCGTGGGATATCAAGAATGCCGCGATCCTGCTGACATCCGATGTGCTATCCGACCGGCGCAATCCGACCGGTGCGGCGCTGACACGTTTAGGCAAGCAGCAAGTGGAGGCGTACTTGAGAGGCGACACGACGGGCCAAAATGCGCTGGTAAAGCGGGCCTATAGCCTGCTGACAAAGT